CGAGAAGTTCTCTCCCGAGACGTTGGCGAAGATGACCGGCATGCAATTGCCGACGATGGCGCAAAAGCAACAGGCGCAAGCCATGATGCAACTGGCGCAGATGACCGGACAGCAGTTTCCGCGACCGAACCCTGCATTGCAACAGCCGTCATGGGAAGAGGTTGTCCAGATCATGCGCGATGACATGGCGCGCACGTTCCGGGTGGATATCGAGACGGATTCGATGGTCGCCAGCACGATTGAATCTGACATGCAGGCGCTAGGCGAAGTCTTGGCGGGGCTGACTCAATTCTGGCAAGGCGTCGCGCCGATGATCCAGGCCGGCGTGCTGCCGGTTGATGCCGTCAAGGCTATTTCCCTGTCGATTGCGCGTCGTGCGCGCATGGGCATGGAGGTTGAAGATGCTTTGGACAACATGCAGGCGCCTCCTCCTCCGCAGCCTGATCCTCTGGAACAGGCGAAACTGGAAGTGGAAAAGGAAAAACTAGGAACTGAGCGCATGAAGGTGCAGGCTGAGCAGCAGGGCATCCAAATGGATGGCGAGTTGAAGGCTCAGGAGCACCGGCAGCGCATGGAGGAAATGCAGATGAAAGCGCGGACAGCGATTGCCACGGCGATGGCGCGGCCGCAGCCGATGGGGATGCCTGCTAATGCGTAAGCGTTACATTCAGATCAATGGCGAATTGCGCGAAGTCTGCCGCGATTACGTTGCCGATCCTGTCGCGCCAACGGTGTGGGGTGATTTGCCTGGGTACGAATCTCCGGCGACGGGGCTGTGGGTAGAAGGCCGCGTCGCGCGGCGGGAAGACTTGAAACGTTCCGGTTGTCGTCCGTGGGAAGGTATTAGCGCGGAGAAAGCCGAGGCGGCAAAGTGGCAGTATGAGCAGGCGCAGAGGCAGGAAGCTGCATTGAACGAGTCCGCGCATCGTGCTTGGTATGCGCTGTCTCCGAGCAAACGCAGGCTGCTAGAGAATGCCTGACGTTCGCTCGGTCTCCGCAACTCCGATTGTTGCCGATTTCGCAGACACGCGCGGCACTCCACTTGTCGTGGACCGAGTCGGTAAGACGGTATATTTCCTCGACTCGACGGACACTGTAACGGCAATTAGTGGGGGTGGTGGCGGCGGTGCGCCGACTGGGGCGCAATACATCACGCTGGCGACGGATGCGACGCTGACTCAAGAGCGGGTCATTACAGCCGGCACGGGTATCACGCTGACGGATGCAGGCGCAGGCAGCACGTTGACCGTCACGAACTCTCTTCCGGCGCGAACAGTGGGCGCGTCCTTGAATTTCGGCGCGTCATTCAGCGACAAAGCGCAGACCGTTGTGATTGGTCAGGCGTGGGTGACAGCGAATTCCCGGATTGCGCCGCAAGTGTTGACGCCGGCCGGGACGGACCCGGATGAAATGTATTTGCTTGACCTGCGGCCTGTCATCAGTGACATCGTTGCGGGTACGGGGTGGACCATTACCTTGTATTCGATGCCCGAGGCTCGCGGGAGTTATACCGTCATGTGTGTGGGGAACTGATTTAACGACCTTGCATCGGTGCAGCAGGCGGCTGCGGATCGTGTAGAACTTGTGCGCGTGCTTACGGCGATCGACAACGCAAAGAATTTCCGTGTTGTCATGTCCGTGGATGGCGCTGATGACGTTTCATGCCCACTCCCGCCGTCCCATGTGGATGATGTGCGGAAGGTGTTGCAGAAGCAAATCATTGCAGTGGAAAAGCATTTGCGCGATCTAGGCGTTAGCGTCTAATCGCTCCCCGCGCGCTCTGAGAAGAGCCCGCAAAGACGGCCCGTCACCGAAAGGTGCGGGCCGTTTCCTTTTCTGGAGACGGAAAACCCGTGGAAGAAAACGAAGGCAGTGAAGTAGAGCAGGAAATCATTCAGGAAGAGTCGGACCCGATTGCCGACAAGTGGGCAGAGATCCAGGCCCGCATGAAGGATGAACCGGAGGAAGCGTCGGACCCGGAGGCAGAGGCCGAATCCTCCGAACAGCAGGCGCAACGACAGCGAGACGAGAAGGGGCGATTTGCGAAGGCTGAGACTATCGAGCAGGCAGAGTCTGAAACGCAGACTGCCCCCGCCATTACGCCTGAAGGATGGGATATCAATCGGCCGCCTTCAAGTTTGAGCCCGCAGGCAAAAGCCGAATGGGACAAATTGCCGGAATCGTGGCGGCGAGAGATTCACCGACGTGAGACAGACGCGCATCGAGGTATCCAGCAAATCATGCCGGACGCGCGCTTCGGTTCTCAGATCCGACAGATCGCAGAACCTTACCGTGCCTTTATGGAGTCATCCGGGGCGACGGTCGAAGGTGCGATTACCGGACTCTTGAGAACGGACGCATTACTGCGGACTGGCACGCCCGCACAGAAGCAGGCGGCGTTCGCGCAGCTTGCCAGCCATTACGGCATCGACCTCGGGCAGCAAGTCGAGCAAACACAGCAAGCCGCGGCGAACTATGACCCGCGCTTTGATCAATTTATTGCCATGCAGCAACAGCAAGAGCAGCAACGCGCTGCCGTGGCGAAACAGCAAATGGAGTCTGAGGTCGGGCGATGGCTCGAAGAAACGGACCCGCAGGGCAAACCCTTGCGGCCGTTTGCATCTAACGTCGTCAGCGAACTGAAGGCTCTCATCCCGGAAGTGGCGCAAGCCAACCCGGGCGCCTCCGTGCCGCAAATCATGGAGGAAGCTTACGTCCGCGCAGTGTGGGCAAACCCCGCGACCCGCGCGGTACTTGAGCAGCAGAAACAGGCAGAACTTGAAGCTACTAGGCGTGCTGAAAACCAGCGTCGCATTGAGGAAGCCAAGAAGGCCGCTAGCGTCAACGTCGCACGTCGCGGCGTTGCCCCACCGAGACCCGGGCCGATGCCGATGGATCAGTTCATCGGAGAACAGGCAAGGACTCTCGGTCTTCTTCCTTAAGGAACGAACATGCCCGCAAGCATTACCAGCATCTATGCGGCTTGGACGGAACTGGCGACCACTACTTACCGCCAGTATGCGAACAAGACCGCTGACAACATTTCAAAGCACAACGCGCTGTGGCGTCGTCTCAGCAGCAAAGGGAAAATCCGCCAGGAAGATGGCGGCCTTTCCATTGTGGCGCCGCTGGAGTACGCCAGCAACTCGACATATCAGCGCTATTCCGGCTTCGATGTGCTGAACATCAATGCCGTAGATGTGCTGACGGCTGCGGAATACCCGTGGCGTCAGGCTGCGGTCAACGTGGCGGCTTCCGGCCTGGAACTGCGCATGAACATGGGTTCTTCACGAATCATCAACTTCACGAAGTCCAAGATCGCGAATGCGCAACATAGCTTCGGCAACAACCTGAGTATTGATCTGTACTCGGACGGTACAGCCGCGAATCAGATCAACGGCATGCAGGCCCTTGTGGCAGATGCCGGTACGGGCACGGTCGGCGGCATTAACTCTGTGACGTTTACCTTCTGGCAAAACGTTGTGCAGAGCGCGGCGGCGCCGCTGCAAGGGGGTTCGGCGATTACTCCGAGCGCGACGACGATTGAATCGTTGATGCTCCCGCTGTGGATTCGCCTGACTCGTCAAGGCGACACGCCGGATCTGATCGTCTCTTCGGACGACTACTTCACGTTCTACGAGCAATCGCAGACGAGCTTGAAGCGGTATGCACCGGAAGACAACGGCAAGGGCGGCATGGTGTCCATGAAGTACAAAACGGCGGATGTGTTCTTCGATTCGTCGGGCGGCATTCCGGCCGCGCATATGTACTTCCTGAACACGGATTACATGGAGCTTGTTGTTCACTCCTCGGCCAACATGGAAATCATGGACGAACTCAAGTCCGTGAATCAGGATGCCGTCGTGATCCCGATCCTGTGGCAAGGAAACGTCGTCGTGTCGAATCGCTCGCTGCAAGGCGTGCTCAAGGCTTAACAGGAGAAATGACATGACTACTGCTGCAAACATCAATAGCATCATTGGCTACCCTTACGCGGGGAATGCCAACAACACCACGGATGGCGGCCTTGCCGTTGAAGTGGCCACCGCGACTTCGGGCTATGTGCCACGCATTGCGGTAGGCACGGAAATCAGCGTCATTGACCCTTATTGGGGCGGAATGACGCTGGTGCGTCTCAAGATCGCAACCGGGACATCGCTAAGTGTCGGGAACGTCGTTACTTGGGATCACAACTTCCAAGCCGCAACACTTGCAGGTTCGGCGGCAAATACAGCGCAGTATTTGGCGTTCTCTAATTCGTTCATTCCGTCAAACGCGACTTATGTACAGTATGCATGGTTTCAAATCTCCGGAACTGCGCCTGTACTTAGTACCGGATCAGTCGGCGCCACGTCAAAGTTTTTCAGCAGTGCGACCGCTGGAAAACTTACGGGGACTGTCACTGGCGGTCAGCAGATTGTCGCGCTTGTGTCACGTGCTACGTCTGCGACTACGGTTGTAAAGGCGAACACGACGACGCAATCCGGTTCAACGGTGCTGAGGTTGTCGGTTGTTCCAGATGGCTGGTTTGTTGGCTTGCCTCTGTCTGGTACCGGCATCGCGGCGAGCACGACCATTACGGGAATCGATGCTGATAACCGAACTGTCACGATGAACAACGCGGCAACTGCTTCCGGTTCTGTGACAGTCACGGGCACATACAATGACGGTGGCACGAACCATTGGAACATCGGCGTATTCAATCGCTGTTTCCAACAAGGTCAGATCACGTAATCGTTTCATCTCCTCCCCTTTGGCCCCGGCTTGTCCGGGGCTTTTTCTTGGGCGTTCGTCTGAGCGTCCAGGAAAGAGTTAACACAGGAGAACCCTGATGCAAATCATGCTTGCCAGTGATGCTGTTCGCCCGTTCATTCGTTTTGAGACTCGTGCTGTTCAGGATCGCGCTGCGTCTGAGGATGAAGGGCGCCCGGTCTATAAGAATGTGGATTTTGTTGTCCTGATGCAGAAGGGCAGCAAGGACGAGTACACGAAAGAAGCAGATGAATGGTTCTCGCAGAAGAAGCGAGAGGCAGCGAACGGGGCGTACAGCGCTGATTGGCTGAGATCCTTCCGCGAGGCTTACGACGCATGGAAGCAGGGGCGCGATGCGCCGATAAACGGGACTCCCTTGCAGATGTGGCCCGGGATAACGCCTGCTGAAATCGAGATGTGCAAGGGCATCGGGTGCTATTCCGTCGAGGATGTGGCGAACATGACGGAAGAGGCTCTGTCGCGGTTCCTTGGGTCTCGTGCTTTGCGAGACAAGGCGCGGGCCTACATGGCGGCTGCGAAGGATGCCGGGAAGGTGTCCGAAGAGAATGCTGCGCTTCGCGTGCAGGTGTCCGACCTGACCGAACAATTGCAGGCGATGCGCTCACGGCTGGCGGCTCTGGAAAATTCTGATGAGGCTCGGCGCGGTCCGGGTCGTCCTCGCAAGGAGGCTGCGTAGTGTCCCTGCTCTCGATGGTGACGCAGGTATGCCGGAGGATCGGCATTACTGCGCCGAACGCTGTCTATTCCAGCGCGGACCCGCAGATCATTCAACTGCTGGCGCTTGCTAACGAAGAAGGCGAAGAACTGTCTTCGCGTTATCCGTGGCAGTCGATGCGCAAGGAAGCGAACTTCACAACGGTCGCCACCGAGAGCCAGGGCAACATGACGACGCTGACGGGGGCGGACTTCCGTTACATCGTCAACGAGACGTTCTATAACAGATCATTGCGGCGCCCCGTGTTCGGGCCTCTGTCGGATGACCAGTGGCAGAATCTCAAGGCCATGCAGATCAATGGCCCGTGGAATCAATACCGGATTCGCGGGAATCAGATGCTTTTTATTCCGGTTCCTGCTGCGGGGCAATCCTGCTATTTCGAGTGGCAGTCAAAGAACTGGTGCAGTGATTCGACAGGCGTCACAACGCGCAGTTCGTGGGGTGCGGATGACGATATCGGCATCCTCGATGAAACACTGATGCTGCATGGTCTCGTGTGGCGATGGAAGCAGGCGAAGGGGTTTGATTATTCCGAGGACTTCGCCAAGTATGAAGCCCTAGTTGCGGATGCCGAATCGCGCGATGGTGGCAAGCCGATCTTGACGGGCGATATGAACAAATATGACGTATATCCCGGCGTTCTTGTCCCGTCGGGTAGCTGGAGCATTGCGCCTTAATGTTTCGTCCCGCTCGCTCCAAGCGTCCGCAGAAGCAGCAGATTACACGCACGGCTTCTGTACCTGCTCCGGTCGGCGGGTGGAATGCTCGCGACAGTCTTGCAGCGATGGACCGGGCCGATGCTGTCGTCCTGCAAAACTTTTTCGCGCTCCCCTATTCGGTGCGGCTGCGGAAAGGTTACACGTCATGGGCGACCGGACTCGGTGCTCAAGTAGAAACGTTGATGCAGTATCGGCCGCCTACGGGCGGCGGCTCCATGTTCGCAGCGGCAGGCGCCAATATCTATGACGTGACTTCGGGCGGTGCAGTTGGCGCGGCCGTTGTTTCCGGTCTGACTAACGCGCGATGGCAGTACATCGATTTCGCGGTAGGTGGCACGTCATACCTGTACGCCGTCAACGGAGCGGACAATCCTCGTCTGTATAACGGCGTTGCGTGGACTGTTCCTGCGGTGACGGGCGTCACAACGACGAACCTCGTCAACATCAACGTTCACAAGTCTAGGATTTGGTTTATCGAATCTGGGACGCTCAAGGCATGGTATCTGCCGACGAATTCGGTGGGCGGCGCTGTCTCTGCTCTCGACCTGTCCGGGTTATGCGTTCGCGGCGGCTATCTGATGACGATGGCGACATGGACCCTCGATGCCGGTAGAGGCATGGATGACCACGCCGTATTCATCACGTCTGAAGGCGAGATCGTTGTCTATGCGGGCGTTGACCCGGCATCGGCTGCGACATGGCAACTCGTGGGCGTCTATGCGATGGGGACGCCACTCGGACGGCGGTGTGCCGTCAAGTATGCAGGCGATGTGCTCGTCATCACAAAAGATGGGTTGTTCCCACTATCTAAAGCGTTGATGTCGTCTCGCGTGAATACGAAGACGGCACTAACAGACAAGATTCAATCGGCCGTCAGTGAAGCGACGACGCTTTACGGAACGTCGTTTGGGTGGCAGACGATGATCTATCCGCCCGAGAACATGCTATTCCTCAATGTTCCGGTTGCGGTAGGCAGTCAGCAGCAGTACGTCATGAATACGATCAGCGGCGCATGGTCGAACTTCACGAACATGCCTGCGAACTGTTGGGAATTGTGGAACGACATTCTTTACTTCGGCGGGAACGGCGTCGTTTACAATGCGTGGAATGGCACAAATGACAACGGCGCAAACATCGTTGGAGAAGCGTTGCCAGCCTTCAACTACTTCGGGTCTGCGACGCAGCAGAAGCGATTCACGATGGTGCGACCGCTCATCGCGACGGATAGCACGGCTGGCCTGTTGTTCGGCATCAATACTGATTTCAAGAACGTAACGCCCACGGGCGTGCCGTCGTTCGCTTCTGCTACGTCCTCAGTGTGGGACACCGCTATATGGGACAGCGGCACGTGGGGTTCGTCTGATCTTGAGATGAAGACTGATTGGCAAAGTGTGTTCGGTGTTGGATTCTGCGGTGCGCTTCACATGTTTATCGAGACCAATTCTGCAAACCTGCAATGGATCGCAACTGATTACGTCATTGAAGACGGCGGAGTGATTTGATGGGATTTTCTCTTGGCGGGTTGTTCAAGGGTGGCGTTACTGGTGGCCTTCTTGGCGGGATTACAGGGCTCGGGGCGCAAAATCTTGGGCCACTTGGTGCGCTGACTGGAGGATTTGGCAATCCGGTTGGGAAGCCTGACGCGCCTCAGCAACCCGACTACTCCGGACTTGCCGCACAACAAGGACAGGAAAACCACGCAACGGCCCGCTACAACGCGCAGCTTTCTAATCCGTGGTTCTCGAACCCCTACGGAACGCAACAAGTCGACTGGAGCGGTCGGCGGACCGGAAGCGCGGATGTTCCTTATGTTTCCACGGAACTGACCCCGCTCGGACAGCAGGCATGGGATTCACAGCAGCGGCTATCGGCGAACATGGGATCGGCGGCAGAGAACTCGCTTGGCCGAGTCAATGAAGCCTTTGCGCAGCCGTTCGATTACTCAAACATCGAAGACCTTCAGAACGCGGCATATGACGCGATGATGTCTCGAATTACTCCGACCATGAATGCCAGAGAGGACAGGCTGACAAATCAGCTTGCCAATCAAGGATTGACGGCGGGTGGAGAGGCTTACACCAATGCAATGCGCGACTTCAATTACGGCAGGAATGATGCCGAACGACAGGCCGCGCTGTCTGCGATTCAATTGCAACCGCAGATGTTGTCTTCGGCGCTTACGCTGCGTAACCAGCCGCTAAACGAGTTCAATGCCCTTAGAACCGGCGCGCAAGTACAGGCGCCTCAGTTCCAGGGGTATCAGGGCTCATCGGCAGCAGCGGCGCCACTCTATCAGGCGGGGTCGGATGCCGGTCAGTATCAAACCGACCTCTATAACGCCAACATGGGCACGCGCAATGCGATGCTATCCGGGCTTTTCAGCCTCGGAAGTTCTGCTCTTCGCGGGGGTCTGGGTGGCTAATATGGCGCAAAACTTCCTTCCGATTCCTGTTTCCACATTGACGCCTGATGCTCTCGATGCGCAGAAGATCATGCGCCGACAGGCGCTAGCGGAAGCGCTCTTGCAATCATCCGCGCAGCCGATCAATCCGCAGCGCATGTCCGGGCGCTTCATGTCGGCGGTGTCTCCGTTTGAAGGCCTTGCGAAACTGGCAGAGGCTGCTATCGGGTCCATGGAACAGAAGCGCGCTGAACGTCAAATGCAGGAACTGGCGCGAGGCCGCAACGAGCGATTCGCCAATTACTTGCGGGGTGCGCCTCAGTCTGGGGCGACCGGCACTGATGCCGGCGCGATGCTGGACGATGCGGATGCA